CATGTTGCTGAACTTATAGATTCTCAAGTAAGACAATGTGAGTGGCATTGGTCTTCTTCATCAAATAAATCTCATTTTCCTACTAAACATTGGGTTATTCCAATTGGCCAAAGTAAAGAAGAAATTATTAGAAAGGGTTATGAGTGGGTGCTTCCTATTTGGGAAGCTGCAGCAGTGAAATACAATTTTAAAGAAAAATATACTGTAGAGGATTTTGGTCGTGTTTATATGAATGGCCATACTTATGGAATGACGCCGCATAGACATAAAGATGATGGTGATTTTACCATGATTTATTATCCAAATCTTGATTGGAAAATAGAATGGGATGGTGGTACGATTATCTATGGTGAGGAAGAGGATAACGATAGAGATAGAGATCAAAGACATGGACTTTTGCCCACCAAAATTGAAAATATAGCAGAATATAAAGGAAATCGTTTAGTAGTTTTTGATGCTTGGCGATGGCATTCTGCTCAAGCAGTTCGCAGAGAGTGTTATGAATTGAGAGCAGTTATTGTATTTAAAACTTATGCAAACAAAGAACGCTTAGATTTTTATAAGAATGTCAAATAAATTTTCATTTGATGAGAAGGTAGAATTTTTAAAGAACTTAGGTTGTGGTGATGTTGGTCATAAAAATCAAACTTTATTAGATCATTTGGTTGGTGTATATAATATATTAAAATCTTGGGATGCTCCAGAATATGTACGAGATGCTGGTTTGTTTCATTCTGTATATGGTACAACATATTTTAAACCACAAATGATAACAAATAGAAAGGTTATTCAAGGAATTATAGGATTTCAAGCAGAAGTATTATCATACATATATTGTATATTAGCTGCTCCTAGAATTAAAGGAATTTTACTGATTGAAGATGAACCGACAAAAAAAGATTTATTGTTAATTGATAAAGCAAATGAAGAAGATATAGCTTTAGCTGATATGAAGGAGAATAGAAATTGGTGGACAATTCATTAGTCCAGTTTGAAACTATACCTCAATTAAAGTTGGGATTTGCTGGCATAGGTTTAGATGAGGTGAATATTATTAATAAGTATATTGATGATAATACTGATAGCTTACCAGATTTGTCTTCGCAATTAGTGGGACAAATAAAGCAAGATGAAAAATCAAAGCAACTAGAATTTGATTTGAATGATACAGTACCTAAGCAGCTAAGTAAGTTTTTTATTATGTGTGCTAAAGAATATGCTGCTGAACATCCAATGTCTGATCGTATTAAAGAAATTATTGGGCCCAAAGAAGAATATGTTGTTAAGAAAATTTGGTCGGTGCATAGCTATGCTGGAGACTATAATCCTCTGCATGAACATGGAACTGTCAGTGGAAGAGGCGTATCTATGATTGCGTTTCTAAAACTTCCATCACAAATATCTGATGTTGCAGATAATATGAAAGAAGGTGAAGTAGGCGTACAGCAAGGTAATTCTGGCAGTACGGATGGTCTAACTCAATTTGTTTGGGGTGGAGATAGCATGTATGATATACCTAGATTTAAGCATCCTTCTTTTGCATATGTCCATCCAGAAGTAGGTAAGGTTGTGATATTTCCAATATGGTTGCTTCATCAAGTCGCACCATTTTTTGGAGAAGGCGAAAGGCGAACAATGTCTTGTAACATAGATATTATTAATAGTCATGTATGAATTGAAGGATTATCTTAATGCAATAAATCATACAAAAGAGCCTCTTATGGATACAGAGGATGAGCTATGGGAGAAGAAATATCCCCCATTTATAGTAAATAAGTGTGTTTCTCCGTTTCCAGACACCATTATGTTGTTGAATGAGATTAACCAATTACATCATCTAGACAAGAAACTCCAATTTGATTTTTTGATAAATAGTTTACGACCAAGGAAAAGATACACCCCTTGGCTGAAGGCGAAGAAATTAAAGAATCTAGAGTATGTTAAAGAGTATTATGGATACAATAATGAGAAGGCAAAGGCCGCTCTTGATATACTAAATGATGAACAGATTTCTGCCATAAAAACAAGATTAAATAAAGGTGGAAGAGATGGAAGAAATTAATTGGACACAGGAGCAGATGCTGGAAGTCGGGCTAAAAGAGCCTGACGATTTTTTGAAGGTACGCGAAACTCTATCTCGTATTGGTGTTGCTTCCCGAAAAGAAAGAAAACTATATCAGTCTTGCCACATATTACATAAGCAAGGACGATATTATATTGTCCATTTTAAAGAGTTATTTGCTCTTGATGGAAAGAAAACCAATCTATCTGAAAATGATATTGCAAGACGGAATACGATTGCAAATCTATTGAATGATTGGGGTTTGATTAATATACTTGGAGAGGTAAAAGATGTAGCTCCATTAAGTCAGATCAAAGTGCTTTCATTTGGTGAAAAAAATGAGTGGACATTAGAAACCAAATATAACATAGGTAAGAAGAAAGAGGCCTAATGGAAAAGTTTAAGTCCTTTATAACAGAAGCAAAGGAAGACAAGTATCGTATTCTTGTAGTTTCTGCTGCGCTTGATAAAGATCGCATGTACCACACAGCTGAACGGTTTACTGTAGAAGCAAAAAAATTAGGGCATGAAGTTTATGTTTGTAAAGTTGAAGGCGCAATTATTACCTTTGAAAATAATGTCTATAAAATATTTAATTCAGATGATGAAGAAGGATTTGAAATTAATAAAGACACGGTTGCTATTGTTCGTGGTTCTATTCGATTTAAAAAAAGTTACTTAGATATATTATCTCGTCTAGAAAAGATTGGCGTTTGTATGGTTAACAAGCGGGAAACAGTAGAAATATCAGCTGACAAATATAGGACATATATTAAGTTACAAGATTTTGGTTTAACACAACCTAAGACTGTTCTTATTCCCAGTGAAGATACTTGGAAAGATGCACTTAAATCATTAGATAGTAAGTTTCCAATTATTATGAAAACTCTGGAAGGGTCAAAGGGCGTAGGCGTTCTTTTTATTGAATCGGAACGTCAGATAGAATCGTTGATACAATTACTTTATAGTCAAAATGAAAATGTAGATTTATTAATTCAAGAATATATTAAAACTGATAATGATATACGAGTGATTGTTTTGGGTGGTAAAGTAATTGCCTCTATGAAACGAGAAGTAGTAGAAGGAGATTTTAGGTCGAATGTTTCTCAAGGAGCAAAGGTTGAAGAATATTCTCTAACTGAATTAGAAGTAGAACAATGTTTGTTGGCTGCAAAAGCAGTTGATGGTTCTTGGACAGCTGTTGATTTTATCCCTTCAAAGAATCCAAAGAAAATGCCGCCACATATTCTAGAAGTAAATCATTCGCCAGGCACAGAAGGTATAGAAGAAGCCACTGGTAAAAATATAGTTAAAGAAATTATTAATTTTTATTCTAATTCAGATAATAGATATCCTGTAGCTTTTGAAGTTGGTTATTTTGAGATCGTTAATATCAAACCATTTGGTGACGTTGTGGCTAAATTTGATACTGGTAATGGGGCATCTGCATCAACCATACATGCAGACAAGCTTGATGTAAAAGGTAAAAAAGTTACTTGGACTTATGAAGGTAAAACAATCAAAAGTAAAATTCAAAGAGTTGTTAAAGTTGATGTTGGTGGATTGAATGATTATTCAGAAGAGAGATATGCTGTTTTGTTAGACTTTGAGTTTGCTGGTTCTTTATATAAAAATGTTGAATTTTTGTTAGATGACAGAGAAGATAGAAGTCCAATATTGCTTAATAGAAAATTAATGCGTCAAATGAATATCATGGTTAATCCTCAAAGGAAATATATTGTCACAACCAAATTCGTCCTTGACAAATAATCCCAAAGGTGATATAGTTACTATATGAATTTCTATACAAATGTACTTCAGTGGGGCAATAATCTTCTTGTTCGTGCTGTTATAAATGATAAGCGTGAAAATTTTAGAGTAAGATATTCTCCTACACTTTATGCTCCTGTAGAAAAGAAAACTCCATACAAAAATCTTAGTGGCGGTTATGTCACTGATTTGACATTTTCCACAATGAAAGAAGCTAAAGAGTGGGTTGAAAGTCATAAATCTCAGCCAGAACTTATATATGGCAATACTCAATATCCTTACACTTATATTGCTGATACTTACAAGGGTAGAGTTGATTGGGATTTAGAAAAACTTCTCATTGTCACGATTGATATTGAAGTTCAATGTGAAAATGGCTTTCCGTCGCCAAGAGATGCTGAAGAAGAACTTTTATCCATTACCATTAAAAACCATCAGAGTAAACGTATTGTTGTTTGGGGTATTGGTGATTTTAAAACAGATCGTGAAGATGTAACTTATATAAAATGTGAAAGTGAGATACACCTATTAAAAGAGTTTCTTGTATTTTGGGAAAGGTATTATCCCGATATTGTTACAGGCTGGAACTCTGAATTTTTTGATATTCCATATGTTTGCAATCGTATCAAAAAACTGTTTGGTGAAAATGAATTGAAACGTCTGTCGCCGTGGGGTGGAGTAAAAGATCGTGAAGTTTATCAGATGGGCCGTCATCATCAGATATATGATATACAGGGTATTGCAGCATTAGATTATTTTGATCTTTATCGCAAGTTTACATATTCTGCTCAGGAATCATATCGGTTAGATCATATTGCATTTGTTGAATTAGGTGAACGTAAAGAAGGCAATCCCTTTGAAACTTTCCGTGAATGGTACACTAAGGATTATCAATCATTCATCGAGTACAATATCAATGACGTTGAGCTTGTTGACAAATTAGAAGACAAGATGAAGTTGATTGATTTGAGTTTAA